CAATTGCCTCGATGCCACCCTTGTTGTAATGCTCCGGTTTAGACACATTGTCCCACTCAACTACCGTAGCATTATCAATACTCATCTTCGTCCTCCTCTTCATCCACCAGTTCCTCTTCAAACCTGTCCAAACGATTAATCAGTTTGTCTTCAAAGCGATCCATGAGTTCTTCCGATGATATCTCCAGTGCCTCCAACAAGTCATCTGGGTCATAGACACGCAGTATTCTTTCCTTGATTTCATCCATTGTTAGAGACATCGCTAATTAACTCCTGAAGTGTATCTATAGTATACCACATAATTTCTTCTTTGTCACACCATTGTGCCATCGTCATGGTAGCTCCTTTCCTAATCTTCTTGTTGGGGTGCATCAGGACGAACACTAGACTCTGGTGTTCCGGTAGGCTGTCCCTGACACTCTTGTACTTCTTTGTGTCTCCGTCCCTGAAGAATCCTTTGCACTCCACCAGCGTCCCTGTAGCTTCGTGTACGAAGTCCGGTTTGTAGTTCCTATGGATTGTGTAAGGTACTGTAAACGGCTCATACAGAAAGCCATGGAGATGCTGTGACACATCCTTTTCAAACTTACTACGGAAGTTCAATTTCTGGAACCTTCGGCTCATTTACTACCTCTACTAAATAACGTGGACCTGTGGAATATGCAAAGCCTCTAACATCGGGCCAGCACTGCTTCTTGTATTGGCAATAGGAGCAGCCGACTGCCAGCTTCATATTGCCACTCTTGCCGTCTGGGACAGCTTCGTAGCAGACCTCTGGTGGCTCCTCCTGTTGTACCATCTCCTTGACGTACTGGATGCGCTCCTCTATGTCATAGGATATCTTCTCATACACTGGTGCAAACTCGTCCTCTGAGTCATACATCAGGTACGTCAAGTGGCCGTTCTGCTTGTCCATAGCAAGCCAGCCAAACTTGGTTGCACCTTCTGCATGTGCGTATCCTTTGATCTGTGCTATGTACCCAAACGGATCATCATAAGCCAAGGTGCTGTCCTTGAACTTCTTGAAGCCATAGGAAGACACTGACTTAACATCAGTCACAACGCCGTCAATGATGCAGTCCATGTGTCCCTTGATTCCCTCAACGTCACACTGTTTCTGCTCACCAGTCACCTCGTGTCCAGCCGCTCTTGTCAAGAAAAGCAACAACTCTTCAATGAGATGACCGTAGAGGAACTTGACGTAGGTGTGACCCTGTATCTCTTCACTGGCTTCAACTCCGTTACATACGTTCCACAGGTAGCGATCTTCGCGCCCTATGTTGGACATACGTAGTGTCCTGTTGTCCCGCTTCTTCTGCTCACCGAACTCCTGACGCATCAGGTCCTTGACGTTCTCGCCAAACTGCTCTATTGCAGCGTCGATGTCCACTCCTTCTTCTACCTCTTTGGTTGACACTACTTTGTAGATGTCGTCCACTAGATTGTACACGTTTTTCATTTGTACTCTTCCGTTATGTTAGAGACAACTTCCGTTGCTTGCTCCGGTGTGCACTTGAACCACTCACCTCTACGCTCGTAGGTCTTCTCTAGTTCAGTGTGTGCTGCTGCTTCTGCACTTCTCCGGTTAGACACGTCCCAGAAGCTGTGTAAGTGGTAGTCCCTGAATGGTGAGGAAGTTTGGTAGCCATTCAAACGGTCTTCGGAATCAATAGCCATCCCGACTTTAACCCAGCCATCAAAGTTTGGATTAGTAATGATGTACACCTGTCCCTCCACACTGGTTTCGTACTTAGCCAGACTACTGAACGCTGCGTCTTCAAACGTCTTGTAGCGTCCGGGCTTGTGTAACGGATGGGACTTAGAAATATACTTTCCGTTGACCCACATTTTAGTCTGATCTCTTCTCCAAACAGCTTCTGGATTGTCTTTGTAGTACTTACCTTCGCCTCTTTTATAGTTCATTATTGATCTCCTTAGTGTGTTTCTGCCCAAGTCGTGCCGACCTTGTACTCTCCATCGAGTGGACATCTGAGGTCAAATTCCAAACCCGCCGCCTTGAGACACTCAACTGCGAGCCACCCATACTTCTCTGCTTGTTCTTCTGCAACCTCCGCTTGAACTTCGTCATGTATGTTCCCTATGAACTTGTAGTCAATCTTCCATTGCTTAGCGTAGTCATCAAGGATCACCAGTGCCTTCTTCATCACGATAGCACCAGCTGCTTGCAACAACGTGTTCAATGCAGCATGTTCGGATCTGACGTGAAGTCGCCTTCCGTCAAGTCCTTTAAGATAGCCTCTCCCAGCAGCTCTGATAACTCGTTCTCGTAGACTTTCAAGAGCAGGTGTATTTCGTAGAAATCTCTGCTTAAGTTTTGCGCCATCAGATGCGCTTCCTCCGACGATACTTCCAATTTTAGCTTCTCCTGCTCCGTAAAGGAAAGCATAGATGAAAGTTTTTGCTTGAGGTCTAGTTTCAAGTCCAGCAGCCATCTGGTTTCTTGTGTGTATGTCTTCAGTGAGGAGGACATTTGTAAACTCCTTGTCATTCATGTAGTGAGCCAGCATCCGCAACTCAAGTCCACTAGCGTCAAACCCCACCAGCTTCTTACCTTCTGGGACAGTCCAGCATGAGCGACACTCGTGTCCGTATGGACTGTGGCTTGCTGGGACTTGTGCCATGTTGGGTGACTGGTGTGTCATACGTCCAGTGACGGCACCGTTGCTGATGACGCGACCGTGGACTCTACCGTCGTCCTGCTGCACATGGTCTAGCCATGAGTGGACCTGTGCGTATCTCTTCTGTAGCATCAGGTACTCACTGACGACTCTAGCCTCTGGCAAGTCGATGGTGTCTAGGACAGCCTCGTCTACGATAGGGTTGCCCTTCTCCGTAGTCTTCGCAAAGACCACACCAAGCCCAGATAGTCTCTTCGCAATCTGCTGTCTAGATCCGACATTGAAAACTTCAACCCTGTCCTTAAGGCGTTTGCCAGTCTTCTCAGACCACCTCTCATGGATAATCGGTGGAAATTTCTCCTGTAACTCCTCTTCGATTTCATTCATCCTCTCCTTGAATGTAGCACATAGCTCATGTGCCAATTGTTGATCCAACACCCACCCATTGCGTTCCTGCTGCTGCACGATGCACTGGACCTTGTGTTCCAGCTTGATGGACTCAGCGGAGAAGTCCTGCATCTCCTGCTTCAGCTTCTGATGGACTGCTGCTGTGACTTTCACGTCCTGTATGCAGTAGTCAATCATCTCCTGACTGAGCCGTGACCAGTCGTCATGATCACCTTTTGGGAAGCCCAACTCGTTACCCCAGTTCCTCAATGAGTGCCCACCTGACTTACTTGGGTCACACAAACGTGACAACACCAAGGTATCGATGATCCTCTCAGACGCCACTGAGACGCCCCAGAGACGTTCTAGGACAGGGATATCGTAGCCTATTAGGTTGTGCCCAACTACGCTCACAGAGCTTCTGAGAGCCTCTCGTAGCGTTTCTGGTGTCCGGTGTACCTCCACATGGTCATTCTGCATGGTAACTACGCACCAAATGGTGTCCGGGGTTAGACCGTTGGCTTCCAGGTCCAGATAAATCAAAAGTCATCTCCGATATGTGGGTTAGGTACTTCAGCTAAGCGACCTGTTGTGCGATCATAATTAAGCCAACAAGCAGGACCAGTTTCACCAGTGTAACGATTCTTGAGGACACGTACTGTTGTTGTATTCCTGACTTCTTCGTTTTCATGCTGTTGATCTCGCTCCATGCCTATCACTATGTCGGACAACTGTGCGATTGCTTGTGACCCACGTAGCTCACCCAAGCTGATCTGAGCGCCATCTTCATGAGCTTTGCCCTGTGATCTGCGTAGGTGTGACACGAGGAACAAACATATCCCAGTCTCAGCCACGAGTGTCCTGAGCTTAGTCATGATCTCGTCAATCGCTTTACGCTCGTCACCGGACTCCTGAGACGACACAACGATGCTGAGGTGATCCAAGATCACAAACTTGCAGTCCAGAGCTTTCGCCATGTACCGCACTCGTGCCAAGAGGTTGTCAGCCGAAGTTGACCCCCAGTGGTCAAACAAGTAGTACCTGCCTGTGCCTAGCGTGTCCTCCCAGAATGGACGCAAGTGTTCAACTGGCGTGTCTTCTTCTAGGTGTAACGGTCGGTTAGCTGATACTGACATGATGCCCAACGTGGTACGAGACAGGTCCTCCTCAAGCGCCAATACACCGATGTTGCCACGGCAACGCTTGAGTAGGTCATACTCGATCTCACGTATGAACTGGGACTTACCCATGCCGCTACCACTGGTGATCGTGACTAGCTCATACGGTCTGTGACCACGAGTAAGCTGGTTCAAGCCTTCCCACGGGTACGGGGTGGACTTGACTTTACGTTTCTCGACTAGTGCTTCCCAAGTGTCCACGCCAGCTACAATACCGTCTGGTCTGTAGATCTTGGCGTTCCACCATGCCTGAGT